TCTCGATCCAGAACTACGACGACACCGGCACTATGCTGGGAACGCCATTTTCCATTAACCGGGCGACGGGAGTTGTAAATATTCCCGATTTGAATACGTCCGCTCCGGTGTTGGCTGCAGCGGCGACGAAATATGCTCCAGAGGCATTGACTGAAATTGAGCAGTATGAACCGCAGGATTTCGAGTGGAAGGATCAACGTGGTGGGCGGCATCGTCGTTTTCTTAAAAAGAACGCCAAGCCGCGCAAACAAACGGCTGTTGATCTCGGTGTTTTATGTGGGACGTTGCTTGAACAGGTGTATGATCTGGAGAAACGTCTTCGCAAGCTGGAACTCAAGAAGGGCAAATGATGCTAAAAAGACGGGAGCAAGCGATCTGTCCCATGTGCGGGCAGCGGGTGCTGCTGCGACATGGCGTTCAATTGCCGCCGTTGCTGGCTGATCTGTTCGATATGATCGAGCGCACAGGCGAAGCCGGAATTACATCTGACGTTCTGGCTAACGTCTTTTATCCATCTAAATCTCTCACCGACGGGCGCAACTGCGTTAAGGCCAACATCGTTCATCTCAATGATCGATTTGCTGGTACTGACATTCAAATTTGGGCTGGCAGCGGTGGTGGTCCTTATCGGCCATTTCGTGTTGTCAAGCGAAGGGAGGTTTAAATGATCGCGCTTCTAATTCATCTTCTGGTGCTGATTGTCGTCATTGCGTTGATTTACTGGGTGCTCCAACAAATCCCATTGCCAGAACCTCTAAACAAGATCATTCTGGTTGTGCTGGTAGTCATAGCAGTTTTAATTTTGATAAACATGCTGTTGCCTTTGGCTGGTTACAGCAGCTTACATCTTTGAACAAGGAGGTGGTCATGGCTAAAACGTATACACTGCAAGGACCGATTTTGCTGGAGAATATGTCCAACACGGAAGCCCTTGGTTTTATCGCCGCTGTAGTCGCCGAAATACCAGCGCATTCGATGGGAACGGCGAGCATGAATTTGCAGGCGGAAGGACCGGCGGGTCAGCCACCGCCGACAAATCATCACGTTCACGGTAAAAGTCTGGATGAGTTGAAGGCGTCTTTGGCGAAGGCGCAAAAAAGTACCAAGAGCGGTCCGCAGGATATCGTCTACCACGTTATGGGTTCGGTGAACCTGTTTGGGCTATCGCTGGCGGAAGGGATCGACATGATCGAGACCACGATGAAGGCGATTCCGAACGAGGACGCGCTGGTCATGACGTCGATGCTGGCGCAGGAAGAAGTCCCACCCTCCTGATCTTAGCAATTTCTTAAGAATTCACTCCTAACCTCCTGATGGATCATTCCGTCAGGAGGTTTTCTATGAAAGCCAACAAACTCAGCGTGAACGCGACCAAGAAAGAAGCCCAGCACGACGTCGAGTTCGCCGAAGGCGGCGACACTCCGATGTTCGGCAAAGGCGACCGCACCGTCACGGCGACATCCGATTCGGCGGGTCCGCAAGAGCCAGGCCGCACGGAGCAAAATCCCGTCAACAACGAAGGCGGCAAGTTTGCATCCGGCGGCAGCACCAAAATGTTCGGCTATACGCCATCTGAGCCTGCCAAGGCAGGCATTACGAGCGCACGATAATGGCTGTCAAAATCCCAGGTGCGCCACCGTCGCCGCCAATGACGGCACCGGCCCGGCTTATAGGCCGTCCAAAAGCCATGGATCCCAACAAAGCAGTATTGGCCGCCCCTCGTTTGAGACCGGTCAGTACAAGGGACTACGCCAAAGGGGGTACTCCTATGTCTGGTGGTCCCGACGAAGGAGTGCGTGGGGCGGGTATCGGATTCGGAGGATTTACCCCCTATGGCACGTAGACCATTCATGCGGGATATCACCCCGATCGGTCGGGGTGGTGTCATCAAGCAAGTCGGCAAGGGCGGTGTCCAAGGCAATCTTGGCAACGCCGCGCCTATAACCGGCGGCAGTCCGGGTGGAAATGCCTACCCCAAGCCGGATGTGATGCCGAACCGGCCTACTCCCTATACCGGGCCTATGTCCGGCGGGCGGATGCCGCCATTTCAGACGATGCCTACACCGAGTCCGGCAACGACGGTTCCTACTATGGGTACAACGCCTGCCCCGGCTCCAACGGCGACACCTTCGCCGGGTGGTGATGGTGGTGTCGAGCCAGATAGTGATGATATCGGGTGACTACGAGAACTAGTGAACTGGTTGTGCAAGCCCGGTATCTGCGAAATGCCGCGCCGCAGGCATATGACGATTTTTGCAAGGCATTTGCCGCTTATACGCGGCAAACTTTCGACGATCTCATTGAAACAAATCAGAATTTGTCTGTCATCCAAGGTCAGGCGCAGCAGTGCAAGAAGCTTTTGCAATTATTAGAGGGAGCGAAAAATGGTTGACGTCACGGTTGATCAGAAACCGACAGTCAAGCTTCCCTATGATCCTAATGTCATTCCCAAGGCTGTGAGGGATCGGGCTGCACAGGTCGATGCGCTGTATCAACAGAATTCAGGCGGGGAACAACAGCAGGAGCCGCCTGGACCGGGGTCTGCACCCGACTCGCCCGTCGAGCAGGCTCCTACGCAGGAAGCAGGGCCGGACGTCCCCCTACCAACACCGGCCCCTGCTCCTGCCGAAGCCCCGCCGCCACCCGAAGACGAGAATTCCAATACTTGGAAAAGTCGTTTTCTGACGACACAGGGACGGTTGGAAGCCGCCAATCGAACGCTCGGCGAATTACAGGAGCAATATTATAACGAGGTGGCGCGGCAGCCGGCGCGGCAGCAGCGTCCGCGCGTGGCTCCACCAGCACCGGTCAAGTCTTTTTTGACACCGGAAGATGAAAGCAACTACGGGCGCGAGCTATTGGACGTCGCCCAGCGGGCGGCGTTGCAGGCAGTGCAGCCGCGTTTTCAAGAGGTTGAGCAGCAGAATGCCGAGTTACGGCGGCAGGTGGCGCAAGAGCGCCGGCGCGCGCTGGACACGGCGGTTGAACTGGCCGTGCCGGATTTTAGACAGATCGACCAGAATCCGCGCTGGCATCGTTGGTTACTCGGTATTGACATTTTATCCGGACGTGTGAGACAACAGCTATTGGACGAGGCGGTTTCAGCTGGCAGTGCCCCTAGAGTCATCTCGTTCTTTAGAAGCTTCCAGAATGAGGAAGCAGCCACAGGCCATATCGAGACAGCGCCCACTCAGCCGGTTGTACCATCAACCCCTAGAGCAGCGGCGGTCCCCCTGTCTTCGTTAGCGGCTCCTGGTAGGGGTCGTCCGGCATCCGGGGGTGATATCCCCGCGCCGCCCGACAAACCCTTTTACACACGCCCTCAGATCAAATTGCTATATGAGCAGCATCGGCGAGGTGCGTATGTCGGTCGTGAGGCCGAATGGGCACGTCTAGACGCTGATATTATCGCAGCTGGTCGCGAAGGGCGCATCCGTTAACCGGGGGCTGTCCTAGCAGGAATCATGAACGGTGGCCCCTAACTAAGGGGCTTCCGCCATGGCACTTCCAACTAGTGGTTTCGGCAACGCAGGTGCCGCCACCCTACCACCCATAACTCCCGCCGGTTCGACCAGTAATAATCTCCAATCGACCGGTTTTATACCTGAAATATGGTCGGCTAAACTTGTGGAGAAGTTCTACGCAAGTACAGTTCTTGCTGCCATAAGCAATACCGACTATGAGGGGGAAATTCAAAACATGGGTGATCGTGTGAAGATCCGCACGAAACCCACGATCACGATCCGGAATTATCTGGCTGACGGTTTGCTCGGTCTCGACCGCCCGACCGGCGGCACCGTTGAACTTTATATCGGCAACGGCAAGTATTTCTCACTCATTCTGGACGACGTCATGGAAGTCCAGAGCGATCTCAATATCTTATCCATGTGGTCCGACGATGCCGCCCAGCAACTTAAGATCGTTGTCGATCAGGATGTTCTGGACGGGATTGTGGGCCAGTGTAACGCGGCCAACAGGGGCGCTACCGCTGGTACGATCTCCAAGAACCTCAATCTCGGCGTCAAAGGCACTCCCGTTACGGTCGTCGGCCAAGGTGCGACGTCCGGCCAGGTTAACCTGATCGACCTGTTGCTGCGCATGGGTCAGTGTCTT